GGGATGAATACCTACATCCTCGTTGACCCGGCTGGCTCCAAGAAGCGCAAGAATAACGACTTCACGTCCATGTGGGTGGTCGGGCTGAACAGCGACAACAACTATTACGTCATCGACATCGTGCGCGACAAGCTGAACCTGACGGAGCGTGCGGCGAAGTTGTTTGCGCTGCATGAGAAGTATCGGCCGCTTGGCGTTGGGTATGAGCAGTATTCCATGCAGGCCGACATCGAGCACATCAAGAGCGAGCAGGTACACAAGAAGTACCGCTTCGACATCACGGAGCTTGGCGGCACCAAGTTGAGCAAGGAAGACCGTATCAAGACGCTTGTACCCCTGTTCGAATTTGGGCGAGTCTACCTCCCATTTTCATGTCCGTACACGGACAGTCAAGGGAAAACAAGCGACCTCACACGAGTGTTCTTTGAGCAGGAGTACGACGCGTTCCCGGTGCTCATGCACGACGACATGCTCGACTGTCTGGCGCGGATCAGATCGTCAAATCTCAAAGCGCCCATCGGAAGATACGGCGTCGGTCGGCAATGGCCGCATAGAGGAGTTTTCATGGCTGAAGTCATCAGGCGCATCTCATACACGGACGACGGCGAACCCGTCTTGCTCATCACGCCGAAGGTCAACCCAGAGAAGTACATCCCGACGATGTTCAACAAGGACAACGCATGGCTGTACTCCTTCGACCACAACCCGAACTTCGACAAGTTCATGTGGTGGGCGGCGACGGACATTTGCAAGCGGTACAGCCTCGGCCTTGTAACCAAAGAGAAGATGGCCTCCATCGCGTCCGTTATCGAGGAAGGCATCACGGAATTGTTTGCAGCGCCGCCACGGGAGAATCCGGTTGACATCGCCGTGCGGCAGATGCGCGAAGAGGCCCTGAAGAACGCGACCAAGAACGCTGAAATCGACGGCAACCATGTCAAGATGACGGTGGAGATTCCCGCAGCATGAAAGACGCAGCCTACACCCAGGACGATGACCTGATTGGCGTCGAGGCCAAGCCGGACAAGCCGAATCATCCGCTCGACAAGGATGACGTGCAGGCCCGCTTCCGTCGCGTTCGCATGTGGCGCGACCAGGCCGCAGACCTCCAGCGCGACAACCGCTACACGCAGATGCGCGACCACGACTTCTACGATGGAGACCAGTGGACCGAGGACGACGCGCAGGAGTTGAGAGAGAGGGGGCAGGCCCCGCTTGTCTTCAATATCATCAAGTCCACCGTTGACTGGATCATCGGCACCGAGCGGCGCACCCGGGTGGATTACCGCGTGCTGCCCCGTGAGGCGAACGACACCGAGGGCGCCGAAACGAAGACGAACCTGCTCAAGTTCGTGAGCGACGTGAACCGCTTTCCCTACGCCCGCAGCCGCGCCTTTGCCGACGCAATCAAGGCAGGTGTTGGATGGCTTGAAATTTCGATCCGCAGCGACCCAACGGAAGAGCCGATCTATCAGGGCTACGAGGACTGGAGAAACGTCTGGTACGACCCGATGAGCGTTGAGCCGGATATGTCCGACGCCAGGTTTCTGTTCCGCGAGCGGTATGTGGACCTCGACGTGGCGCTTGAAATGTTCCCTGACAGGCAGGACGTGCTTCGTGCGGCGGCCGTGACATCTGCGCAGTTTGGAACTGATTCCATGCTCCTCGACGACGTGGATGCAGAGCGCGACATTTACGACCAAGGCGTTGGCATCTTCCAGGACTGCCGGTCCAGGGTGAAGCTCTCCGAGTGCTGGTATCGCCAGATTTGGCGCGGGAAGATTCTGCGCGGGGATGAACTGGGTACACTCAACGGCGCAGTCTATGACCCCAAGAGCGAGCATCACAACGCCATGGTCGAGGCAGGCCACGCGAGCATCTACGACGCGGTGCGGCTCCAGACGCGGTGCATGATCTACTGCGAGGCTGGCGTATTACAGGACTCCCCGTCGCCGCACAAGCACAACCGATTTCCCCTCGTGCCAATATGGGGCTTCCGCAAGAAGCGTGCGAACGCCCCGTATGGTGTCATCCGTGGCCTCGTTGATCCGCAGAGTGACCTGAACAAGCGTCGGTCCAAGGCCCTGTTCATCCTCAGCACGCAACAAATCATTGCAGACGAGGACGCGGTGGAAGACTGGGATGAACTCGCATACGAGGCGGCCCGCCCTGACGGCATCATTCGCAAGCGCACCGGAAAGGAACTGGAGATTAGGAACACGGCCCAACTTGCCGAAGAGCACGTCATGCTCATGCAGCAGGACCGGGAGTTCATCGAGAGCACTGGCGGCGTGACGGACGAGATGATGGGCCGGGAATCAAACGCCCAGAGCGGCAAGGCCATCCTTGCCCGCCAGGACCAGGGGCACGCCGTCACCGCAGAGTTGTTCGACAACCTGCGTATGGCAATCCAGATCGTGGGCGAGATCACGCTGTCCCTCATCGAGCAGTATTACGCCGAGCGCAAGGTGGTCCGCATCGTGGGCGACCGTGGACAGGCGCAGTACGTCACGATCAACGAGCCGCAGCCGGACGGCTCTATCCTGAACGACATCACGGCGCGACAGGCCGACTTCCAAGTGGACGCCATGAATTTCAGCGCCAGCGCCCGTCAGGCTGCCTTCGAAAGCATGATGAACATGATCGGCCAACTGGGCAACCCGGACGCCGCGATGGCCCTTCTGGACCTCGCAATCGACCTCTCCGACATCCCTGGCAAGGACGAGATGGTCAAGCGCATCCGCGCCATGACCGGCCAGAAAGACCCTGACCAGACTGACGAGTCGCCCGAGGACATGGATGCCGAACAGGCCGAGCAGACCCGGGCGCAGCAGGAGGCCGAACTTCAGGCCGCGTTGCAGCAACTTGAGATTGCAGAACGCCAAGCCAAGGTCGCCAAGGCCAACGCCGAGGCCAAGGCCAAGGAGGCTGGCATCATCATAGATCAGGAGAAGGTGCGCATCCAGAAGGCCGAGGCCCTGCACAAGGTCCAGCAGCCGCCGAAGATGAACCTTCCCCCAAGACAGAAACCAACCGACCCGAACGCACAGGCCCAGGGGAATCGCCCCATGGTACAGCCGTATCGGTATGAGGAGACACGAAGATGAGTAAGTACGATGGACTCGGCCTGTCCGAGGAAGAAATCGCCGCGATGGAAGACGAGATTGGTGAAGAGTCCGGCGCTGAGGTTGAGGCCGAAGGCACCGAGGAAGAGGCCGTTGTCGAGGAAGAGTCTGCCGCCGAAAAGGATTCCGACGAGTCCGTAGCTGGCGAATCGGAGCCGGTCGCCGATGAGGACGAGGCAAAAGAAGACGAGCCGAACGACGCGCTCAAGGCCGCTGCAAAAGAATACGTCGAAAAGGTTAAAGAAGAGCCCGTCCAGCCAGTTGCCGACAAGGCGACACTGGCCCTCGACAAACTGAACGCCGACCTCGCGGACCTCAAGAAGCAGTTCGACGAAGGGGAAATCTCCATCGACGAATATATCGACGCCAAATCGGCCCTGGATCGTCAGATCGTCAAGGCCGAATTGAAAGCGGAACTCGCCCAGGAATCGGCAAATAAGTCCTGGGAACAGTCCCAGAAGGATTTTCTCGGTCAGAACGCATACCTGCGCGACAGCGAAGTTCTCTACGACGCCTTTGCAATGCAGGTGAACAAACTTCTGGCCGACCCCAAGAGCGCGTCCATGAGTGACGCGGACCTGCTCGCCGCAGCCAAGGTCAAGGTGGATGCCGCCATTGGCCGTCAGCCCGACGCGGAGCCGTCCACCAAGAAGGACGAAAGCCCGATCAGAAAGGCGAAGAAGGAAGCTGCCGACGTGAGCAAGGCCCCCAAGACTCTCCAGGGCATCCCTGCCGCCGCGCCAGCCGATGACGTTGACGGAAACAGGTTTGCCTATCTGGACCGCTTGACTGGGGAAGCGTTCGAGGCCGCCATTGCGAAACTGTCCGACGAGGACCGTGGTCGCTGGGCTCGTTCACAGTAAAATTTAACGCGGGCCACACGGTCCGCTCTGTAAAAAGAGGATTTTAAAATGGCACAGACTATCATCGGATTGAATGACGCGAAGGCCGTCAAGCGGTATTCCGGCCTGCTGGCTGTGGATGTCGCCAAGCAGGGGTACTGGTCCCGCAAGTTCATGGGCACCGGCCCCGCTGCCAATGCCCCCGTCCACCAGCTTCTGGAACTCGCCAACGACGCTGGAGAGCAGATCACCTACGACCTGTCCATGCAGCTCGCCATGCAGCCGGTCGAGGGCGACTCGATGTTGGAGGGCAAGGAAGAGGAACTGAAGTTCTATTCCGACACCGTCTACATCGACCAGATGCGCGGCGGTGTGAACTCCGGCGGGCGCATGACCCGGAAGCGTACTCTCCACAACCTGCGCGACGTGGCCAAGAAGCGCCAGGCCGACTGGTGGCAGCGCGTCTTTGACGAACTGCTGTTCATGTACGCCTCCGGCGCTCGTGGCGTGAACTCGGATTTCGTCTTCCCGACGGACTACACTGGGTTTGCGAACAACGCCTTCTCCGCGCCTGACACCGACCACCTCATCATCGGTTCTGGCGCGAAGGGCACCATGGATTCCGGCGACAAGATGAGCCTGAACTTCATCGACGTGGCGAAGGCCAACGCGGAGATGATGGGCGGCGGCATCCAGGGCACTCCCCAGATTCAGCCCATCAAGATCAACGGCGAAGACCACTATGTGTGCGTCATGAACCCCTGGCAGGAATACGACCTGCGCACCACGACTGGTGACACTGGTTGGCTCGCCATCCAGAAGGCCGCTGCGACCGCAGAGGGCAAGAACAGCCCGATCTTCAAGGGCGGCCTGGGTATGCACAACAACGTCGTGCTGCACTCGCACAAGTCGGTCATCCGATTCAGCGACTACGGCGCTGGCACCGTCACCGCCGCTCGTGCCCTGTTCCTGGGCGACCAGGCGCTCGTCATGGCGTTCGGTTCTCCCGGCACCGGCCTGCGCTTCGACTGGAACGAGGAGACGCGCGACAATGGCAATCAGGTGGTCATCACGACCAACTCCATCTTCGGCATCAACAAGACCACGTTCAACGCGAAGGACTATGGCGTCATCGCCATCGACACCTACGCTGCCGCTCCTTCCGTGGCCTAATTGACTGAAACCGCAACGGGGCGGGAAACCGCCCTTTCACCTACGAGGTAAAACGAAATGGCAACTTTCACTTCCGATCTCATCACCAACCTGGCTCGCCGTCCGCTGGTCCTCCCCCAGTCCACCGGCGAGGTCGTCTGCCAGTCCGCCGTCGTGTCCGTGCCCGTCACGCACGCCGCCGACGACATCATCAAACTGAACGTCCTGCCGGCCAACTGCGTAATCGTTGATTTCAAGCTCCTGCTTGAGGAACTCGACGCACACGCCACCGACACATTGACCTACGACGTGGGCATCCTCGATTCCGCTGGTACAGGGCTCGTGTCCGGCTCGAAGCTGATCTCGGCAGGCGTGTCCGACTCGGACCTGCTCCAGTCCATCAACGTCGCGGAGGGCATGCTGAACATCGGTGTTGACGACGAGGCGCGCACCATCGCCGCGAAGATCACCTACGTGGCCGCAACCAAGGCCGCTGGCACCGCCACCGGCATCCTGACCTATCGTCTGGCCGCCTACGGCGCGTAAGGGGTAGCATTATGTTGATGGAAGCATTGTTCAGCCGGGGCGGTTATCCCATTCATCATCGGATCAATGGCTTCAATTACGTCTTCCGCCGGAACGATGATGGGGACTTCGTCTGCCCCGTGCTGTCCGGCGAGCATCGGCAGATGATGGCCAAGAGCGGGAACTTCAGGGTCTATCAGCCCAAGGAAAAAGTACCTGTTTTGCTTGATGCCCAAATCATCGCCACGCGCCCCATGGAGCCATCCGAGGAGGTTGTGTTTGCGCCAGGGCAGGGCGAACCAGCAGGGTCCGTAGAGGCCCAAAAGCCACGCAAAGGCGGGCGTAGGAAGAAGGGATGAACACAACCGAACTTGTCACCTTCGTGCAGCGGGCGGTGAAGGACGATTCCTTTTCGGATTCGGAAATCCTCGCCCTGCTGAACGAAGCGTTGCTGGCCATCGCTTTCGAGTTCTGCCTGCCTGAACTGGAGGCGACCGAGGAACTGTCGTTCGCGGAGGGGGATGATAGTATCGCCCTCCCCGACGATTACCATCACGACCTGTGGCACATCGAGCCACTGACCAAGACAACGCGCATCAACGTCCACACGAGCCTGCACAGCCTCCAGCGCATCTATCAGGACACGGACACGGGGAGCGTCATCACCGACGCCGCTGTGGACGGCCTGACGCTGCATGTGCGGCCGATTCTGGACGAGGCACAGGACGTTCGGATTCATTACTATCGCGTGCCCGAGACGCTCGTTCTGGCCGATTCCGAGGCCGTTCCTGCCGTTGTGGCGAACAGCCCCGAAGGGATTCCAGCTCACCTTCACTCGGCCCTGCTGGTCAACTACGTCGCGTCCCGCCTCTTCGACATCATCGAGGACGGGGTGGACGGGAATAAGACCAACACGCGGCGGTATGAGGAAAAGTATCTGAACGAGGGACTGCGGCAACTTGAACGGTACGCCAAGCGTGCACCGAGACTGACGCCGCACATCAAGCGGCACGCGAGGTTCTTCTGATGGCAAAGGCACCCGTATTTCGCGGGGCGCTGGGCCTCAACAACGTGGTCGAGCCGCACCGGCTCAAATACCGCGAGGACGGCTTCTGCGAGTTGGCCGAGGCCGTCAACGTCATCATCGACGATTCCGGGTCCGCCAAGCGTAGGTTCGGCATCGTCAATCTTTTCGACGGCCCTGCCCATTCCCTGTGGTCATGGGGTCCGTACTGCTTCTTCGTCTCCGAGGGGAAACTGTACCGACGCACGGCGGCAGGGGCCAACGTGCTGGTGCATGGCTCCTGCGGTGACGCGCCCATGCACTTCGAGGAGTTCGGGGGCAAGGTTTATTGCTCGAACGGAACCTTCCGCGCTGTGCTTTACGATTCGATCATCGAATCCTACGCAGCGAGTATCCCGCAGCAGTATCGGGCGGACACCCGGGTGCTAGGCGTGCCTGCGTCGTTCACGCGCATGTGCTCGCACGCGGGCCGCATGTTCGTCGTGGCGGGGCGGTATCTCTGGGAGTCGGAGCCATTCAATCCCCGGTGCTTCGACATGGCGAATGGGTTCATCGACTTCGGCACGGACATCACGGACATCGTGTGCGTGCGGGGCGGCATCTATGTTTCGACGGCCTACGGGGTGAAGTTTCTGGCCGGGTCGAGCCGGGAGGACTTTGTGCTCTATGACGCCTTCGATTCGCCCATGATCCCCGGGACGTGCGCGAAGATCAGGGCGGACGAGGTCGGTTCTGGCGACATGGTGCAGGGCATCGCGGCGGTCTGGACGAGCCAGGCCGGAGTCTGCGTCGGCAGCGAGGATGGCAAGGTGGCGAACGTGACGAGCAGACGACTCGTCTTTGATACAGCAACAACCGGCGCCGGGGTGGTTATCCCGGGGCAATATTTCTTCTCCCTGGAGGTTGAATAACCATGGCAGTCAGACTTTCTACGGGCGCGGTTAACGCCCTGGCTGGTGGCGGGGCCGGTGACGGCTCCTTTGTCGATGTCTTCGCCAACGCGGTCATCGCTGTCTACTCGGGCACACAGCCTGCCAACGCCGACGCGGCCGAGTCCGGCACGCTGCTCGGGTACATCACCGTCGATGGTGGCGACTTCACCGGCGGGGTGGCGACCAACGGCTTGAACTGGGATGCGGCGGTTGCCGGTGTGTGCGGCAAGCCGAGCGCGACCGAGTGGGCCATCATCCCCGACGCGAGCGGCACGGCAGGCTGGGCCAGGCTCTACGCCAACGACATGACCACCGGGGTCTCCACGACCGCCGTGCGCATCGACATGGCCTGTGGTGTTGGTGCTGGCGAACTGCGC